CGTGTTCGTTTGGATAAGGGCGCTTTTCTGTCACAGCTCTAGCGCTAATCACACCGATTCTAGGTCAGGCGCCAGATCATCCTCCGCCAGATCTTCCTCAAGATCTTCATCCTCGCCGCCGACCATCTCATCGCTGGCAGGCTCAACAGGCAGCGGCTGCGCCATGCCCTGCTGTGTCACTGCGCCCGGATCGGTATCAACAGCGATGCCAAGCTCCTCAAGTTTGTCCAGCTCTGCCCGACGCGATAACAGCAGCTCATCTAAGTCGCCGCCCTGCTCTGCCACCACCTGCGCCAGCGTCTTGAAGCCACAACGCACCGCGTCACGGTATGCCGCAACCTCCTTTTGTGGATCCACCCAACCCCATGCACGCGGCACCCACTTCACGCGCTTGAAGCGCATCGGGTCCACCTCATACAGGGGCAGGTTGAGCGATCCGCTCATCACCGCCATTTCCAGCCACGCCTCATAGATCGGCTGGTGGAAGTTTTTCACCATGTAATCCTGCAGCATCCGCCAGTGTTCGCGGTCTTCCAGCAGGCTCAGCCGGCTGCTGCTGTAGTTGGTTTGGCTGAAATCGCGGCTCACCGTCTCATAACTGCAGCCAATACCGGCCGCCACAGCGCGCAGCATCGCCCGCGTAAACGGCTCAAATTGGCCATCCGGTGCATCCAAGCTCGGCACGCTCACCGATTCGCCGGGCTGCAGATATTTGAACGTGCCTGGCTCGAACGCTGTTACGCGCTCGCCATCCATCACCTCATCACCGATCAGCTCACCCTCAGGGCTTGTGATGAAGCCCATCAGCGCGCTAGCAGCACGCGCGCGCACTACCTCGGCCTCCTCATAGCCGCTCAAGTGGTGCATCCGCTTGATAGCGCTTGCAAACCACGTCACCCCACGCGTCTGGCCGGGGCGATCTAACAACGCAAGGTGTATCACCTCATTGGCCGGCAGCATCAGATGCCGCTTGCCCGGCATCCCGCCAAACGGTGCATCACCAGGGTGAGAGCTCAGAAACGCATACTGCACCGGGCGGCCCCATCGGTCCACCTCCACACCCATGCGCCACTCATTGCCCGCAACGGTGCTGTTGCCGTTGTAGGTCTCATCCAACTGATCAGATTCAATCAGCTGCAACGCAAACGGCACACCGCTGCCGCCAAATGGCTGGCGGATGATCCTGATGAAAATCTCGCCGCTCTCGCACATCGCACCGATGGCCATGCGCTCAATATCCGTAAAGCACAGCCGGCCAGCAACGTCGCAGTGCTGCTTATATCCCCACCGCAGCCATGCAGCTTCAATCGCGCCATTCAGCTGATCATCCAGCCGCCCGCCGCGCTGCATCATCACCTGCGCCTGCAGTTTGATGCCGCTGCCAATCACGTTATGCACCACAGCACGCTTGGCCTGCCGCGCATAGTCCGAATCACGCACCAACTGCCGCGCACGGTTGCGCAGCCGGCTGATGCTGCCGTTGATCTCCGCGTCTGCGCTAGTGCCGCCCGCAATCCAGTCGCTAGTTAGCCGGCTAACCGTTGCGCCCTCATACATCCGCCGCGGCCGGCGTTGCCTGATGGGCGCAAAACCCATCGCCCGAAATAGCCGCGTGCGCAGACCCATTAGAACCTCACGAACAGATTGTGGGGATTGCCAAGGCCATTAGCAATCAGCGCAGCCTTCTGCTCGCGCTTAACCTCAGCCTTGAGCATAGATTCGCGCTCCATCAGCTGGCCTAGGTCCAACTTGGTAAAGCTCCGATTGCCGATGCTGTACTGCTTGGCCTGCCCGCTAATAATCGCGCGGATCGCAGCCTGCACAGCATCAAGATCCTGCTGCGCCTGCGTGCGCCCGTCATATGCCGCCGGTGTGCCGCTGTATTCCAGCGCCGCCAGCACCTCAAGCTGCCCCGCGCCAATCGTCAAGCTATCGCTGCCGCTGGTCGCTATCGCCTGCCAGTAATAGTCACCAGCAGCAAGCCCAGCACTGGCCGCAGCCGTAAGCGTGAACTCCCACCCAGCGCCATACGCGCTGCCCACCACCGTCGCGCCTTCACTTGCCGTATTGGTGCGGAGGTAATACGTCAGTGTCCAGCTGCTGCTATCGACCGCGTTGTTCAAGTTGTCGCGTGTCGCATCAACACGCCATTGCACCGTGTCGCCAGCTCTGAAGGTTGCAGGGATCGGGATCGCCACGGCTACCAGTTACTCACAAAGCTGCTGGCCGCGGCCTGCGGCTTCCGTCTTGATCTTAGCGGCGCCTTTTTCCCTTCCTCCAACTGCGCCCGCAACTGTTCCCACATCGTTGCTTGATTCATCTTCCGCCCAAATAACAACAGCGCCGCGTAGGCATACACCATGCAATCAAGCGCCTCGTTTCTGTCGCCCGCTTTCTTCACCCATTCCCGAATCGGAAACCCGCGGTGATATCGCAACGCTTGCCGCTCTGATGTGATCTGCCTGAAATACTCATCGTCTGCAGCCATGCCGAAGTTCAACCCACCAGCCTGCTGGTTGTGCCGGAGCCGTCCGAACAGCGTTGTCTTAATCGTGTCGGTGCCCAGCTGATACAGCGTCACGCCGCGCTTGATCACCCGCCCGCGCCAGTTCACATCTTGTTTTGATCCCTTGCCTAACGCCGGGCTGTTGCGCCTGCTGCTGCCCTTAATCGCAACCGCACCTTGCGCCAACCTGTCGCGCACATACCGATACACCTCATGCGTGCAGTGGCCACCGCTATCAATCGCCATCTGCGCCACCTTCAAGCTTTTCCCGCTCTGAGTCGGCCACTCAGTCACCAGCACCTGATCCAGCTGGGCCCACACCTCCATCTGCGTAGGGTCGCCTATCAGCTCCTGCTGCCACACCAGCCAGCCCGTCTCACCCTCGCCCCATCCCCACACGCTCACCGCTAGCCGGTTGTCCTGCACGTCAACACCAGCAGTCAGCAGCACCACCCCATCCGGGCAAGTGCCCGATGCATACGCCAGACGCCGCTCCATCAATCCATCGGCGCTGATCTTTGCCGCATAGTCCTCCTCCCAGGTCTCCGCCAGCCGCGTATTCACGAACGCCTTTAATGCCGGCGCGTCACCCTTAGCCCTCAAGAAATCATCCACCAGCTGCTCCCAGCTGCACCATCCCAGCGGGCTATACAAGCCGCTCAGCTGAAAGCCAGCCGTCCGGCCATTGCCAGCCGGTGCCGTCGCACGCCACTCACCGCGGCGCAGCATCGCCGGTTTGTGCAGCTCTTCAAACCGTTCACCGCAGTGCTCACACTGATAGCGCGCAGTCTCCGGCCGCCCGTCTTCCCACTTCAACTGGCCCCACTTCAGCCACTCCATAGCCCCGCAGCTCGGGCACGGCACATAAAACCGCCGTTGATCGCTCCGCAGATACTCCGCCTCGATCCGTGAAAAATCCTTAACGGTTGGCGTGCTAGTAAGCAAAATCTTCCGCCGCGCGAACGTCGTCGTTCTTCTCTCTGCCAGCGCTACCGGATCGCCCTCGCCATCCACATCAGCCGGGAAACCATCAACCTCATCAGCGAACAGATATCGACACGGCGCCGATCGCAAGCCCGTCGCGCTATTAGCCCCGGTCAGCAGCATGATTCCGCCGCTGAACTCCTTGCTAAACATCGTGTTGCCGCTATCCCGCGCCCGTGCCGGTGCGATCTTCTCAGCCAAACACGGCGTTTCCGAGATCATGCTCTCCAGCCGTTGCTTACTAAGCCGCTTCGCCATCTCAACCGTCGGCTGCACGCACAACATCGGCCCCGGCGCATGGTCGATCACATAGCCCAGCCAGTTGCTGCCTGCCTCCGTCTTGCCCGTCTGCGCCGCAAACATCATCACCACCCGTTGCACAGCGCTCTCGCTGCTCAGGCAATCCATCGGTTCCCGCAGGTACGGCGTCCGATCCGTTCGCCATGGCCCAGGCTCAGCGCTCGCCTTGCTGCTCAGCTTTCGATAACGATCCGCCCACTCGCTAACCGTTAGCGGCTCCTCTGGCCGCAAACCTTCCATAAACCCAGCGCGCCATGGGCTACTCATTGCACAGCTCCACCAGCGCAGCGCGATGCTCCTGCGTCAGCACGCCATGGATTACCGATGGATCGGTCTCACCCGCTAGCTGGTGGCTAAGCCGGTCGGCCAAGTTAGCTAACGCCTCACGCACACTCCGCCCAACCTTGAACGCTTCCTTCTTCACCTCATCAGCAGCCACCAACTCACCACGCTGCTGCGTTACCTGCAGCTTCGCCAGCTCCGCCTGATAGTGCTCACGCCTTGCCCTGCTCTCATTCAGATCCGGGATTGCATCATCCGGCAAACCCTGCACGCGCCGCTTCAACTCATCCGCATCCTTTGGTGGATCCTCAATCGGGTCCGGCCTGCTCACCTTGCTTTGCGCATTGGCAACCGTGTTCTTGTTCCACAGCTCAAGCGCCAGATCACGATCTAGCCATCGCTTTCCATCCTTCTCAATCACCGCAGCAGCAATGCGGCTCTTAGTCGCATGGGTAACAGCACCCTTGCTGCATCCCCTGATTGCTGCAAACTCAGCGAACGTAACCAGCACCGAGTTGAATCGTCTTGCCTAGAGTTTAATGCTCACTAAACCGCTCTAAACTGTCTTAGGGGCGTCTCATTTGAGACTCACATGAGACCCCTTGCGGCGCAAGGGTTTACGCGGAATGGGGGCTGACGCTAGCGGAAGCGGAAGCGAACGAACGACC